TATTTTGTACTGTTCCAGGCTGTGCTTGGTTCAATACTTTCCATGCGTTTGATGGATCTCTTGCCATCTGCTCATTGAAACTACCCCAGAAATTTTCTGGCTGTTGTGGAGCTTCAGCAGTTGGAGGAGCTGGTAACTGAGTTGCTGGCTGTCCAACTTGCTGTCCTTGAACAGGCTGAGTTGGATATCCTTTTGTCTCAAGTTGCGCTTGATTCTCATACACAGGATGAGGGCCTTCTGGACCGAAGAACTTCAATGTGTAGTCACTAAGAACATCAGGATTAGTGAGAATCTCGTTATAAGCAAGATTTTCTTGATGCTCATTTACTGCGAAATTTGCAAATCCTTTAATATTATCTGCTGCTCTATTACCCCATACAACTGCTTCATCCAGCATCCCTTCTAGATTTACTGCGTACTGGTTTAGTACCGCTGGTGCTTCTATCCCGAATGCGTCCATCACCTGACGACTCTCGTCGCTCATCCCTACTGTTCCTTGAATCTGATCTAGCTGTTGCGAGGAGAGATTCGATGAGGTTTGGGTAGAGCTGGGCAATGAGATCTGGCTGGGAGGCGAGATCTGCGGAGCCAACTGTTGCGTAGGCTGGACGCTGGTTTGTCCGTAATTGGCCTGGGTATACTGCGGAGTCGGAGCCGTCTGATACGGTTGAGCCTGGAACGGGGATTGGACTGGAGCGTTCAGAACTCCTATCACCTTGTTGAACGCCGATTCCCATGGATTCCCCTGTGGGGCTTCCGCTGGTTGGGATTGGGGGGCGTACTGAATAGGGTTTGATGGGGAGCTGGGGGCTGCCTGTGGTACTGCTTGGGGGAAGCTCGTACCCACTTGATACGGAACTGGTGCTGTCTGAACCGCTTGTGGAGCCGCTGCTGGAGCTGCCGCCACGTAGCTGTTCGGTGCGACGGCTGCTGGTGCTTGGCTCGTCGGTGGGGTCGATTGGACGGTAGCGTCCTGCATAACTCATCTCCTTTTGTAATGCTTCTAATGTTCGATACAGATATGGGGTTAAATCCAATCTTGGATCTGCTGCCATAGGTAGATCGGGTGATTGTGGGTGCGGGGTCTGCATCATTCCCCCCACTAACTTTGCGAATTGAGAGTATGCACTCTGTAATTCGTTCACCATCCTGAATGGGAAACCCGAAAGCATTGCTGCTCTTTCCTCATCCGTCTTAGACGGGAAGAGATATTTCAGTGCTTCTATGCTATCTACCCCTAATTCTTGAAGGTTTCTAACAACAATCGAATTATTCAACGTATCCTGAGTTGAGTCTTCATATACTGGCCCCAACCATCTCCATTGCATTGTTACATCACCATCAGGTATTAAACCTATAACTCCTGGTGGTATCTGCTCTGTACGTAAACATGCAATCATTAATCTTTTTATTTGATCCTCATACATTCCCATAGCAGCTTCATAAGCTCCTCTCTCCTCATCACCTGCACCATCAGGTAAATCCATTGGTCTTTCTAAACCTGCTGCTGCTGCTAATGAATCCTTAAATAATCTTTCTTCTTGGAAAAGAATTAATTCAAGACAACGAGCTAAACCATAGTCATAAATAGCTTTTGCTTTCTTTTTAGAGGTTGCAGCTACACGTCCAAATAAGGATTTATATTCTGTTGCCGTTACACCTGCTGATATAGATAATTCATCAACACCACCTAAAGCTGTACGTATTTCTTCTCTATATTGACGAGAGAAGGAATTCTGATCTCCAGTAATTGCATCAGGAACTATATAACCAACACGATCATTAGGTTCTAAGTTTGCAATAACTCTTGGCACACGTATCTGTCCATCAACACCACGAGATACTGGATCCGATTTATAACGAGAAGAACTAAGTGCTCCAACACCTACGAATCCTGAGTTAGCTGCAATAGAAGGTCTTTGTACACTTGAGTCTCCACCTGATTCAACAAGATCAGTTTTAGGTCTTGATGAAAGTAAGGTTGGATTACCAAAGAAAGTGACATTCTTTCTCATGGTAGACATCATCTCATCATGAGTACAGATGTGATTTGCTAAAGCATCAAACTCACCAGAACCCTCGTGTGAAAAGCCTTTTGGGTTATTGAAAATTTCTACGCAAGGAATAAAGCCTAAACTATTGGCAAATTCTTTCGTCTTCCCTGGCATTGATGGGTAAGGTGCATCAAAAGTAATCTCATGTTCTGCATGAGTCTCTGTAATTACCTTTCTCTTTATAGATAAACGTATATAACGTTTCTTACCATGATGCTGACTTGGATCACTTCCTGTTAAAGCAGAATCTGCAATAGGCTGTTCACCACCTAATGACTTTCTAACTTTATAGTTATAGATGATTACTACTTCATCTAGTTCACCATCTACACTGTAATAACTTCTATATTCATGTTTGCGGAAAAAATATAAACGATAGTTATTTTGTGTAGGACGTATATAAAATAATCCTTGACCATCACATAAGAAATAGTCCCAAATAGAATCTAATCTTGATTCGAGTTGATTATATTTAATTACTCTGTCAATAAAATCTTTTCTCTGATTACCAAAGTTGTCTTGTGCAGGGAAGAATTCGACTCCTTGTCTAATACCGAAGAGTCTCATTTGTGCTAAATGTGACGCTACAATCCCTGTGTCGATGGAAGCTCCCCCATCTTTTTCGAGATAGGAATCAATAATTTCTCTAAGACGGGCTTTAGCGTCGGTAGCCATTAATCTTGTTCCTCTTTCCTTTTATTGATTTTAGCAGTTTTGCTCTTCTTCTTTAAAACTAACCACTTTTTAAAGTAAAGTCTATCTTCTGGAGTAAAGAGCTTTGTTTGTTTTAATGCTTGTTTAACTAGTTTTTTTGTTTTCATTAAAAATTAGGTAATTGTATTGGACTAGTTATGTTCCTCAATAAATTTGAAGCAGCATCTCTTTCTCCTGCTGTACCACCTCCTGATTGTAAATTTCTAACTCCTCTAATTCTTCTTGTTCCTGCACTTTCATTAATATCAAAACTTGGATTCGCTGCAATTGCTCCCATATTTCCTACAGCTCCTGGTAAATTCATGAATCCAGTTGGTTGAGGTGTATATCCAACAGGAGCACCTGTAGTATTTGCATTTGGATTATAACTATGAATAGGACCTACGACATGTGCATTGGGATTAAAGACATGAGGATTCTGACCAGGAGCACCAGGTACGTTTGATTCACCACCGTAAAACATCTTTATTACCAGTAATATATTTCTATTTTACTCTTCTAAACTCTGGGAAATGGGGATAACCCCTGTTCCATTCTTAACCATTGTCTTTGAGCTTCAATAACGGATGCAGGATCATAACCAGGGGTATTGATGATTTCTTGTAAAACTTTTCTACGTTCAGCATCTGTTGAACCTATCTGTGACGTTTTAAAACTAGAAGGATCACTCATGATAGAACCTTTAAGGTTGCTACTTCCTAAAAGGTTTTGAAAAGAAAGACCAGCTTTATTTTTTGCATACATAATATCTAGTATTTATTATGATTATTTTACTCTTCGTGTACTTCATATTCATTCGGTGCATTTAATTTAGTTAAAACAATACCATTACCTTTGATATCCCATTGAATAATATCTCCTCTATTCCAATTTAATTCTTCAGTTAATTCAATAGGAAAACTAACACATAAATCAGTAGAATTATAGAAATTATTTTCTTCTACTTCCAGTACGTAATTCATTTGGTTATAAGCTTTTCTACCAGCTTATCAAGCTTGTCATGGATTGCTCTAAAGTGATCATTCATATCTCTCATTTCTCTAACAAAATCAGCTTTTAATACATATTCCAAAGGCATACGATTTACATGCTCTTCTAAACTATTGATTCTAGATCTTTGAAACTCTACTGTTTGCATCGTATCTTTCAGTCGTTCACGATGTCTATCTAAAACTTTACTTGCTATCCAACCTCCTCCTGTTATAGAAGAGATAATGGCAGTCAATAAAAGTGGTATGAATTCAGTTCCCACAGGACTATCTTTTTCTTTATTCTAAAACTAGAAGTCCAATTGAAGATGACCTTTCTTCATTAATCCTGTAACTAACCAAACTAATGCATCCACACAATCGTCATGACCACTGACACCAAAGTTAGTAAGTTCTTCAAACATATTTGTAAAGTTTCTATAGCGGTTAAATATAATTTTTCTATCTTCAAACATACCCATAATTCCACGGAATCTAGCAAGCTTATCTCCACGGAAACCTTTAACTGGATGCCAAATTAAATTATATAGACTTTCATTCTGTAAACAGATACGTTTAAAATCTGCTTCTAATGATGCTTGATACTGAACAGCTTCAGACCAAACATCACATGTTGAATGTGTTGGATAATAATTACCCGACTGATCTACACCTATAACTGACCAATCATTCAATAGCTCTTTTAATGCATCTAATTTTTCTAAATTACCCATTACACGTATCCTTCTGTAATCAATGATATGTATTCGATCATCAATCCTTCCCCCCAGTACCATTACTGTGTAATCATTCTTTTCTCTTATACCCGCTGACAGGTCAACCCCTACTCCGAGTGTATCAAATTCAGTTGCGATTTCTGCCTTTACTATTAACTCAGGTGCAAGGGACAACTCGTTCTGTCGGACGACTTGATTCATATACTGAAAGGAGAAGGCAATCGGAGATTGCCGTTTTTTTTCTTTAAGGTATTCAAGGGACCACATCTCAGGCCAGTACGATTCTTCTTCACCTGTCTTAGGATTATTTTGTATAGCGGAGAGAACGATTTGGATCCAATTATTTTGTTCGTTAAAGGTGGTGGAATGAATATCGTCATGCCTAAAACGGGTTCCAAGACAAATGGCCCGACCCCCTTCAAACATAGTCGGAGCGATAACTGCATTCCAATTTTCCTGCATTGTTTTACGAATATCAGGGTTGGCGATATCAGCAGCTGATTTTATAGCGTCATCAATCATGACTAGATGAGAACGCTTGGATGTAACAGAACCTTTTAGTCCTGCAGCGCAAAGAGTAAATTGTTCTTCACCAGTGGTATCTATACCTGCAAACTTATGATCAATAGACCAGTATTCATTACTTGTTACGTTTTTAAGTAGTCGTACTTTAGGAAATACTTCTTGGTATCTTTTACTTTCAATAATACGTTTAATGGTTGCTGATTTAGATCTAGCAATATCAACAGTGTATGAAAGATAGAGGATTTGTAATGGTAATCCAGCTTGTGTATGGATACCAATAGCCCATGCAGTTAGTAAACCAAGGACTGTAGATTTAGCAGATCCACGAGGAGCAAGTAAGTCTACATTCGGTCCTGCAATTTTAATTAAACAACTACTATCTTCATTCGTAATAAACCTACGATTCCATTCTTTGTGATGTATTGCAGGAGGTTTATCAGCTACATAATCACAAAAAAATCCAAAATCTTCTCTAGCCTTTTTTAAAGATTCTTCGTTCTTTGGTTTCTTAATTTGTTGATTACGTGCAGCTGCCTTTGCATTACGTCTATATGCAAGATGGGTATAGGAAGGCACAAGAAATAATCAAACTATTACTTTAATAATAACTAATAAATTATTTTAAACATGTCTACCTGCATTATCAATCTCTGCAGGATGTTTTTGAATTTCAGGATGATTACAAGTATTACATTCTCCAGGAGATTTATTTACTTTGTTTTTTTTTGCTCTTTATACTTCTTAGCTTTTTCTAAAGCAGCTTTCCGTTTTTCTTTATCGGACATTTCTGTACCGTCATTTTTTTTAGCTTCTTTCTTTTTGAAGTATTCCACAAGCTGTGGAGGCATTTTACCTTTAGTCATAATAGTTATCTCTTTCCTTTATATTTCAGAAGTCCATCTATAAGTCCTCTAAATTTTGAATTGGTTTCATATTGGGAATTAGATCCTCCTGTAAATGGAGGTCTTCCTCCACCTCTTCTTGGATCTCCTCCACCTCTTCTGTAAGATTCTCCTCTTCTTGGATCTCCTCTTCTTGGATCTCCACCAAACATTGGAGGTCTTCCACCACCTCTTCTTGGATCTCCTCTTCTTGGATCTCCACCAAACATTGGAGGTCTTCCTTCTCCACCTCTAAATGGAGGTCTTCCTCCACCTCTTCTTGAATCTCCAATAAACATTGGAAGTCTTCCACTACGTCTTGGTCCGCCTCTACGACCTCTACGACCTCTACGAGATCTATTTATTGCACCTTCAAATCCACGGCTTGCTCCCTCATCTCTTTGTGAAGGATCCATCATAGAGAAAGCTCCATCATCTATTTCTGGGCTGGCCTCTGGTAACTCATCTCTTCTAATTTTTTCTGCACGTCTAGCACGACCAGATGCAGCCATTTGCTTATCTTTTGCATCCATCGAAGGATCTGTCTTAGCACCCATTTTATTAACAGCTAAAGATTTTAATTATCTTTATTTTAACTGCCCTATTCTTCTAGTTGCATTCTTGCCCAGACACTCATTGTTGCTTCTTCCAAAGGTATTTCAATAGGATCATCTTTAAAAATAAACATTAACTCTCTAATAGCTCTATCTGCACCAGCCATTAATAATCCTTTTCTATCTTTAGTACTTGTAAATTTCTCAACTTGATCAATATGACCACGTAGTTCTTTTTGCATGGAAGCAACACGAGCTACACCTGCATCTCTTTTAACTAAACCTGCTTCTACATCATCACGTAATTTACGTATATCTTCTTGCATCGCATCTATTTCATATAGAAGTTTCTTACGTTGATCTGGCTTTTCATAATGATCTTTAACCCAAGCATCACACGCAGTTATACTTCCGTTATATCCTAAAAAACGAGAATATAAATATACTTCAATGATGGAATAATTAGATGATGAAAAAGAACAAAAAGATTCTTGAGTTGATGAATCTAGGTTATCAACCCATGAATCAAATACTTCAATATCTATAAGCTTGTTTTGCTTGTTTGGAATCTCTTTCTTCGTCCCTACGCTTTTGCTCCGATTCGTAACCGATGGTTTTGCGAGTTTCTTCACCTTGATCCTCCACTTTTTTCTTAGAAAAATCGTAAGCTACTCCAGCAGCTTGGCGATATTTATCAATATCAAACCAATCATCAACTTCAGATGGATCTTGAGGAGAAGTAGCCATTACAAATTAATACTAATAGAAAGTTTAGAAGTTGGTCATCATGTTAGCAAGACCACCAGCCCAGATGTCACGACGTCCTTCTACAGACTTCTGACGTTGCTGACGTTTCTTAGAACCTTCTAGACGATTTAATAGCTCTTCAAATTTTGTGACGTTAAAACTATCTTCTTCTTTATCACCTATAACGCCGCTGTCTCTTTCTTCGACGCTACCAGTTAAAGGGTCAACAGTCATGGGACTAATTCTCAATAAATTTATTTATTTACTAATTATAGCAAGTATATTTTTAGAAACTAAACGAACCAACTAGATTACCTAAAATATCTCCTTCACTCTTTATCTTAGTAATCTCTTTACCTCCTTCATTCTTAAGTTTCTGAATTTCTCCATCTATAGTTCCCTGTAAATTAGTTAAACCTGCACTATATAAAAACTTACGTGATTCTCTAATATTATCTAAATTGAAATCAATCTCTGCAGGTGATCCTGTAAAAGAATCCTGCCAACCAGGTAAAGCTACGCCTGTATCTGTTTCTAATTTAGAACCTGTAGTACCAGCTTCACCCTTATAGGTAGGAAGAAGTGTTTTATCAAAACTAAAAGTACGTTTTCCTGTTTTGTTACCATCATCATCTCTACCTTGTGCTCCATACATCTCATCATAATAATTTTCTAAATAACTATTAGAGAACTTCTTCTTATACTCAGATCCAGAAGTAAGACCTGCTTTAAAACTTTCAATATCTTGATAATATTTATTTTTACCAATTTGGGATTTACCTTTAGTAACTTCATCCTCAGTTGCTTTTCTTCCTAAAAGTTGTTCGTAGGCTGTTCTAATATTTAGATCTCTATTTCTTCCCTGTAATCCACCATCATCACCGCCAGTATAGTAAGTATTAAGATCAGTTAAAGCTTTGTTAACACTCCAATCTTTCCATTCCTCTGGAGTTTCATAAGTAGGTGAATCAGTATAACTAAAATCTGTTTTATCTTTATTTCTTTCCCATGATTTACGTGGGTCTACACCACCCGACCAACTTACTGTATCTGGAGCTAAATTGTAGTCTTTAGCATAATCTTTTAACTGTGTTTCAGCCTCACCATAAGTAAGTAGACCTTGACCTAATTTATTTTTTACACCTGTCTTGAAATCATCCCAACCAGATCTACCAGAAGCTTGTTTGCCTTTCTTACTCTTGTAAGTCTGTAACTGATTAGTCCAATCTTTGTAACCTTCGTCTTCAGTTCTTTCAGTTTGATACTTTAGATAATCTTTAAAAGTTGTATCTGGAGGAGGAGGAGGTGGAGCATTATAAGTATCACCTTTATTATGAGAAAGAATATTTCCAGAGATATAGGTATGTGCGCCCTCTACTGTTAAATCAACAACATCACCGTCTTCTATTTCTTCTGAACTAATAAATTCAATCTCTCCATCCAAGCTAATAACTTTATCTCCTTCAACCAAATCTTTAGCTTCGATCCATTCACCTTTATCTTTTGAATAGAATCTATGAGTAGGAGAACACTCGAAAGTTTCGCCTAAGAAAGTAAGCGAAAGTAATTTAGATTTCTTAGTTTCAACGAAAACAACTTTATGCTTTCCACGTTGGAAAGTATGTTGATGAAGAGTATCTACCTCGTCACCTACCTTCAAATCACTGACAAGTTTTGTCTTTCCATCAGCGAGAAGAATATCTAATTTGGAAGTTGAACAAGCCATAGATTTAACCGAACCATCCTAATTGTGCTTTTGCCTGTTGATCATGAATTGTCGGTCCAAACATTCCTGCTGGTCCTGCATTTGCCGCAAGTAATTTTGCTGCTAAACCTTCTCGATTTTTTCTTTGTCGGAGTTTTGTTGCATCTTCACCACTTTCAGCAGATACCATCCTATTAAAAGCATCTACAGCATTTCGAGCTTTCCGAGGTGCTATTTCATCTTGTTGGAATAATGCTGCATCTTTTTGTAAAGCTAAACCTCTGTGACCCATCTGGAGATTAGCCAGATGATCTGCTTGTTTTGAACCTAACTGAGCTTTATCTGTTTCTCTACCACGCTGCATTACCATATCAGCTCTTCGGTCAGCTGATCTCAAACCCCATATACCCAGCTGCTTGGCTTTATTACTGCCAAATAAACTACCTGCTAAATTTAAACCGCCTCCTATTATTGGCCCCCACATATTAGCTCCTCCGATAGATTGTCATTAGATCTTTAACTAGTTTAATACTGCTAAGTCTACCCCAACCCATAATTCTGTCCTTGTGCATACTTCATTGCTGTTAACTGAAGTGTAGGCATATTAGAAACCATTTGTGCTGTAGCAGCTTGTGCTCTATCAAGGGAATCTACACCTCTAAGCGTTCCTTCCATGATTGATTTACCAGCTCCTGTAAGCCCTCCATGAATCATCTGTCTATTCTGTCCTTCTTTAGCAACCGCAACTTCTCTATCTACTCTTTTATTCCAATAGCCTTCTCGCCTTTTTTCTGCTTCAATTTTTTCTTGTTTTTCCTTTTCTGCTTTTATTTCTTCCTTTGTTTTTCCTGTTCCAATGATTTCTCCCCTTACATTTGTTTCAGTATCTAATACATTTCCTGAAGCATCTGTTTTTATACCATCTGCGGATTGACCAAAACCTGTGTTTCCATGCATTGAACCACCGAAATTAGTTAGATTGCCTTGCTTATCATGATCACTAATACCAAAGGTCATCCAATCTAATAAACCTGCTCCAGCTCTTTTCCATCCTTTTGGAGCATCTATAGGAACAACACGTCCATTTCTGATCGTCATTCCTACACTATTACCAGGAGCTGAAGCATCTACTGAGGTAGCAGGAGTACTACTAGCATTAGTTCTTAATTGCTGTAGGAACTGTACATCTTTATTTAAATCTAATCCGCCCATTGTTAATTACCTATAAGGATTGCTGGAGTAAACATTACTAATAATAGAGCCTACATCAGCTAAGGACTGTAGAGCTGAATCTCTCTCTAACTGTCTGTCTGCTATTTCATTATACAAAGGTAACTGCATCTTAGCTATTTCAATACCTCTCTTTGTTCTCTTCTTAGTCTTTGCATATGGAGTTAAAGCTAAAGGTCCAAGATTCCAATCTGGTCCACTTAAGGGGTCATTAGGATCAATACCAATTGCACCACCTGCAAGTCTTGCTGCACCTTTAGTTAAACCTGAACCAACCATTGAACCTAAATAAGCACCACCTGCAACACCTAATGGTCCCAGAGGAGCACCTAACATTCCACCAATTATTCCACCACCTGCTGTACCAATACCACCAATTGGATCACCACCTAATGCTTGAAGACCACCTGCAAGAATTGGAATTCGTCTTGATCCCATTCTGGCAACATTCATCCCTCCTCTTAACACTGCAGATTTAGGAACTGCACCTGCTACACCTGGAGCAAGTCCTGCAATTCCTCTTACATTTGCAGTAGTTGGGAATAAATGTGTTAATCCACCACTAAGTCCAACATTCCCTCTTCGAGCCTGATTCATCAGACTCTCAAAAGTAAGCATATCGACTACATCTCGTGTTCTTTCTGCCATTTATGTTATGAAATTCTTTTGTCCTAACTTTAATTTTATCAGCATAATTATTGTCCTTCAGTGTATTCGTAAGTAGATGGATACTTAGGTCTATTAGCAGATGCAATAGCCATATTTGTAACTTTTCCAATCGTCATTCCAGCTAATGCTCCTAATGCACCTCTACCAGCAATTCCACGAGGAGTTGCCATTTGTGCTTTTTTATAAACTCCTGGACTCATCATCCCTTTTCTTAGTCCTGCTCTAACTCCTAATCCACCACCTACAACAGCAGTAGCTCCTTGTAAACCTATTGGGAATCCTAATACTCTTGCTTCTGGAATACCTTCTAAATTTTGACCAGTAAATTTTAATAATCCTAAACCTGTTGCACCTTTATCTTGATAATATTGCCTCATGAAATTTCCATAAGCTTGAGGAGTTAGGTTTGGAATATCTTTTTTAGCATCTGAATATTTAAGAGGTTTACCTCTTCTACCTAATACAAAACGATCTACTAATTCTATTCCTGGCTGTGCAGTTTTTCTTCGATCTTCTGAACCTACTTCAGCATAATTCTGTGCATATCCTTTTGGTCTAAATAACTCACCAGGATTTGTCATATCTACAGTTCCCATAGAAGCAAAAGCTGGCATTCCAATAGAAGCTCCTGTTATCCCTGCTCTCTGTGTAGGAGTTAATTGATTTAATCTTGTCATTCCTTCTTTACCTATAACCGCATTACCTGCCAATTCAGCTAAGGCCATTGGATGGTTATAACGCCAAAGGAACTGACGAGAAGAATCAGAACCTAAATCAGTAGCTACACGAGCACCATAGGCTCCTAAAAATTCAGCAGGATTTCTTAAACCTCTAGTACCTTTCTTAACAGTTTTTCCAGCTGGATCCTTTATATCTTTTACACCTTCTTTCATATCCTTAGCAAAACGAGGATCAAAAACACTATGTCTATAAGAACCACGTTTTTTCTGTGCGTCATAAGTTGCTGTTTCACCTATCTTGTATCCTTGCTTTACATCTTCTACAGCTTTTTTTACGAATCTACGGACATCCATTAGTACATACCTCTTATATCATCAGCTCTCATAGGAACACCTGCTAATTGAAACATTGTTCCATCAGACATCCTGCCGTGTTGAGGTCCATTTAGAACACTCCTTTGTGCTAATTGCTGTGTTTGCGTTGCTCTTTGATTTCCTACAAACATAGGTTCTAATGCATAAGGAGCCATTAGACTTGTTCCCCATATTCCAGCAGTCTGAACAGTACTAGGAAGATAATTTGGAGCTAATGGTTGTTGAGTTTTTGGATCAATTGCTTGTTGCCAAGCACCAGCTAATTTTACAGAAGGGTGTTTGCCACCTGAGAAAGGTATAGTTACTTTTCCAAGAGCTGGATTAATTCTTGTATCAACTACATTCTTTAAACGTCTACTAGCTAACCCTCTACCAACTGCAGTACTTCCTAATAAGTCAGCCATACCTACAGCTACACCTGCCATAGGATCTCCTGTATATAAAGCTGTACCACCACCAGATAAAATTGCACCTGGTATTGATTGTCCTAACAAAGCTTTAGTTACACCTGTCCCTCCCCATTTAGGTAGATATTTTAAAGCTGCTCTAATCATTCTATTTCTCCGTTCCTTCTATTTTATCTGGACTATTCTCAACTTCATCAACTGTTTCTTGTCCTTCTTTTTCTTCTTGCTTTTCTACTTTAGATTCTTTTTGTTCTGATTGTATTTTTCCTTTACGTGCTAAAAGTTCTGAGATAGTACTAGCACCTTCATGTTCAGATTCTGCACGTTGTTCTGCAATATCCATTAAGTAACCATTTGGATCAGGATTACGTGAACGAGGCATTGGGTTTCTGGACATTTTTCCAGGATTTAATGTCGGACTCATCTTATATGCTTCTACCCATTCACTATTAAAATCTGGCTGAAATTGAGGTCTTATCTTAGTACGTGGTCTACCTTCGTCAAAGTCATAATCAAAAGGTCTATCGAATCTTCCAAGACCCTCAAACATCTCATATCTCTCTTCACTTGAAACTTCATCTCCTGCATCAAAGAATGGAGAATTACCAACAAAATTAAGATCAGGGTTTAATGTTTGTTTACGAGTTTGTGATCTCTTTAATAAATCATTCTCACTAAAGCGTGATGGGTTCCAAGGGTATTCACCTTCTTTAGCTTTAGATACAAATAGATCATTAAAATCTAAACGCTTAGGTATTTGACCCCTTCTATTAAAAGGATTCTTTACATATCTACCTAGATCTAAACGAGCGTCTTTTGCCATTATTTTTTAGATTTCTTATTCTTATTTATCTTAACTAACGTTTTACGTAAGTTCGCTTGTTTAACAGTTTTTTCATCGTAATCATCTGGATTAGATAATACATTCTCTTGTAATTGAGCAGAGGTTATTCCTTTCTTTTTAGCCTTAGCTGTAAATGTTCCAGGGCTATTAACAGCACTACCAATCCAATCCTTCTTTTTCTTTTTAGCTTTTTTTTCTTTTGCTTTAGTCATTCTTAAATACCCATCTTTTTACGAAGAGCTGATTTATAAGCCTCTACTTGCTGTTGTGCATCAGGCCTACCACTACTATAGATCTTTCTAATGTCATCGCTAACTTGCATTGAATTTATAGTTGTTTCTTTGCTAGGTGTATAGTCCACAGGATAATCTAAGTTTGTTCTAAGAGTTAATTCTTTTTGAGCCTCTCGTGCTCCTTCACTAACTTTTCCACTTTGATATGTTCCAGTGTCAATTCTTTTTTGTAAAGCTTCAGTAGAGTAATTTCTAAATTCATCTCTTGAAGTAGTTGGATTGAATTCACCATATCTCCCTTCTGGAAGTTGAGTAGGTTTTGTTCCAGCAGTTGCACTAGTAGGACCAGGTACATATCCTAGTTGTCTACCATAAACTCCCATTCCTGCTCCACCACCTGTTAAGTCTTTTCTACTAACAGGTGAAGGATTAATAATGGAATGAACAACTTCCTGTTTGGATAGTTGAGGGGCCATTTGTGGATTAGGATATTGTGTTTTATCTAAGACTTTTGGATATAATCCTGCATCACGAAGGTTTGCTTCTTCGATTTTACTAGGACCCGAAATTATTGTAGGTTGACCATCTATCTCAGCTGGTACTCCTCCTATTGGTAATGTTCCACCTATACGATCAGGTCTTTCATTTCCTGTAAATTCATTTGTACGAGTACGAACCTTTGGTTCTGCAATATCTAAACTTCTCGATCTTCCTCTAATACTCGTACCACTAGCAGCTTTACTTACATCTTCACTTGGAAGGACTTTTTCTTTATAGATGGCTCTAATTAATGGACTACCTCCATCTTCTGTTGCAAATTGTATATTTCCTGTATCTTCGTTGTAATAGTTTCTTGCTACGTTTGAAGCATCACTTTCAGGTATTTTTGTAGAAACAACTTCTTCAACTTCTTTTGGTAAAACTACATTTTCTCTAAATTTTTCACTAATAACACTTGGTTCTACATCTGACTTTGCAGACCAACCTTTAACTAAAGCGTTATCAAATTCTGTAGTTCCAGGGCGTAAACCTGCTTGTTCTAGTTGTATTCTTCTTGCAGCTATTAAACCAGCAGCTTGAGCTTTATTAGCTGCAGCTTGTTCTAATAAATCTTCTTGTAAAACTTCAGTCTTAACAGCACTCTTTCCAAGAGAGATTGAATCTGTATCTCTTTGAACTTCAGTATCAATTCTTTGTATAGCTTGATCTACACCTGTATCAACAGCTTCTGAAGATTGTATAGAAAGAGCAGGGTCATTAAGATTTTGTTTTGCAACTAATGTATCTGGTTGTGTAGGTTGTGATTGTATCTGTTCCGCTAAAAATGTTTGTTCTTTAGCTTTTGGTTGACTATCGTATTTCGATGTGTATCTGCTGTCCTCTCCTGCATTTACAATAATTCTTTCATTAGGAGTTAATTGATAAACACCTTCCTCCGAACTATATTTATAACCTTTAGGATTTAATTCAGGATCATCACTAAATATACCTGGTTGTTGAATATTAGAAGAACCTTCTACGTTAATTTCATATAAACGTTTATCTTCTAAATCAATATCTCGGTTTGTATATTCAGTAGGTTTACGACCTAACTTAACACCTACCTCAGAATGAAGTACATCAAGCTCATGATCCATTGCTGTTAGATCTGTTCTCTTTAAATTCGTAAATGAATTATCAAACTTCTGTAGATCTTGTTGAGTTAAAGGATATACATCTGTTCTGCCTCCTAAATAATTTTCAAGCTTGTCTTGTATACGAATAAAGTCTTTATCACCATCGTAATCAATAACACTATCTGCATATGTATTTAATTCATTTAATTGCTCTTTAGAGAATTGAGTTGGGGAAGAAACTATCTTTTGTGTCTTAGGTGCTACAGATCCAGTACTTTCGGCATAGGAACGAGGACTAAATTTAACAGGACTACTTTCAGGAGTATTCTGTAATTCAATTCTATGATCTGTTGCAGGACCAGGAGTATAGTCTTCTCTTATCGGTTGATTAGTTGCTTTCTTTGCTGCAAGTACAGCTCTTCTATCAACCTCCCCTAAATCCAAAGATGGATCTGCTTTTCTAAGTGTATGGAAATTAGCCCAATAGTTAGAATCCCATAAAGCTTCATCTGCTGCGGTATTCTGTACCTTAGTTTGAGGAGAAGTAGAAGGAGAAGTAGAAGGAGCTTGTTCTTGTATCTCATTTACTGCTGCTCTATATGTTCCTGTCTTCGGATTTCTAGTTCCAACCAGTGTTACTCCTCTACTGTCTTGTGGAGTAATAGGAGATGGAATAAAAGTTGTATCTGCTAAACCAGTAACATTATCAACATTAGGTAAATTTGAAGGTGCAGCTTGCGGAGGCTTACTTACTGGATTGCTACCTTTTCCTCTACCAAATCTACGTCCAATTCCATAAGCTAAAGCTGCAGCACCAGTACCTAAAGCAGCCGCACCTATATTCCTACCTGTATTATCTTGTTCTGGCTTATTCTCTTCTCTTAACCTTCCTTTCTTCCATCTGTTAATAACAGGTACTAATTCAGCTTCCTTTTGCTTGCTATCAGGTATCTCTGTACCAGTAGATTTCGCATAGGTATAAAAATCTGCAGCGGAGACAGCCATATCAGCTTATTTTCAAAATATTTCCTTGTAATCATTCTATTCTTGATAAATCTAAGAAATAGTACGACTATTATTAATAAATAACTTGATGTAGGCGAATGGACGCTGGAACAAGGCAAAAAAGAGTCGAAGCACTAGAAGCTATAAAAGGCAAAGCCTTAAATATGGCTAAAGAAGGCAAAACAGACACTGACGTTCGTGGTTTTATTGACGAAGGCAAAAAAGAACTAGCTTTTAACCTTCCAGATGAAGATGCATTTAGAAAAGCAGTAAGTGCAGCTGATAAATATAAGAAATCTAAAAAATAATTATTAGGAACTAATACTTTTTCTTGCGGGATTTGCACTTTTGGCCCCATTCTTGGCCTAATTAGGGAATTTCGCTACAAAATTAGAATTTTTGTGCGTTGAAATGGACCGTGTATAGGTCAAATAGGGAACAAAATTTCCTGACGGGTAACACACCACCCTCCTGAATGCGATCCCGTAAAGAAAAAAAAGAATAGGACATGGGTACATTCGTTGTAACACTCTCGAAGTGTAAATGAATGTAACATTGTCCTGTTTTCCTTACTTTTCCACACGTTTCTCCACAAAATCACCGTATTTTTCCACAATTGCGCCTGAAATTGGGGAGAGAATCTCGCTCGAGTAAGGATTAGATAGAACTGTAATTACTCTGGCTTTCTACAACAGTAGTTATAAGTCCAGTGAATATCATTATTCCCTTTACGGATTTACTCATGACTTCAATTCAACGTGCTCTTGCTGACATCGGTTACATGATTGATGATCATCCAATTCCATTTGCAATCTTTGCTATTGGTATGGCTGTCATTACATATCATTACTCTGGCTCATGGCACTCATATGTTCCCGTCAACTGAGTGGGTATTAAGGAGGGTTCGACTCCCTCCCTCAGTATTACCTCCCGCAGAGATAGGTACTGCACAACCACAACTTAATAACATGGGCATACGTCTCCATCCTCATTGCAAAGATTCTGCTGTGTTAGAACAGTTGATCAATGTTCCTGAAGGAACTTACGAACGTGTTCAAAAGCTACAAGCTGCTGAAGATGCCGTAACTGATCAACAAAGTTTTATAGCTGTAGATGATAACTGTAATGAAGATTCTGTTGGCTATTTATTCCATCAGATCAAAGAGTCCGATCCTAATCTCCGTAAGATGTCAGATTTCCTCCTCTCTGGATGGGGCAAATTTGATCTTTCTCTTACAAAAGGAGATGAATGTGTCGGAGGAATTGATCCTGGAGTAACAGCACAACATATGTTAGTAAGTTCAACCAATGGTCAGTACTTCTCTGGTCACTTACAACCTAAGCAGGTTGCTGAGTTATCAGGAGGTTTCTATTGGTTGTAACAACCGAGAGGGCTAGTCGAAAGACTAGGAGGGTTCAACTCCCTCACTCGGTCTTACCACCTACTGAAGGTGGCTTACTTCAACTCATGACCTACCAACGCTTCTTTGTGTTCGCTGTTGCAGCTGGTTTGTTCGCAGGTGCTGCTCAAATTGTTGTAGCTCACCTGGATACCGTTACTGCAACTCAATGCCGTACACATGATTGGCCTGTTGAAATGCATGATGCTCATATGGATTTCTGTAATTCATATGGATATCCAAGCAACTGAGATGGTGTAGGAGGGTTCGACTCCCTCCCTCAGTATTACCTCAAGCTGGAGGTTAAACGTAGCAATTGATTTGATTAATTGGGTCTACCTGCACTGCAGAGAGCTGAACTAGAGGCTACCGACCACAAATCATCGTCTATCGAGACGTTAAATCGAGCCGAGATGATGGAACACATTCCATTTATTGGGTCTACCTGCACTGCAGAGAGCTGAACTAGTAGCTATCGACCAAAGAATGTGTTGGAGAGGTTCAATTCCTCACCCTCGGTATTGGGTAGTAACTGAAGCTACCCCTCTATGGAATTAATCACCATAGGGCTATATAGCAGGAGTGATACTCACTGCCGACAGGAGCATGAAAGATCGTTAAATTGCTCCCTATTATTACCACTCATTGAGAGTGGTCTTTTATCACTATGTCTTTTATTAAAGCTGTTAGCACTGTTCTCAATAAGTCTTCCCAGGCTGTTGAGAAGCTTGATAACGCTATTGATAATAACAATGTTGTTCAGAATGTATCAGGTAAATGGAACTCACTACGTTTCAAGGTATCTGATGCTATTCGTCCAACGACTGCTATCAAATCATGGCATGAGGAGGTTATCCAATGACCTCCTTCATAGTTCTTATCTGTGTCATCGTCCTGCTTTACATATTCCTCAAGAATATTAATGCATATGGAAAATGACTATAAAGTTACACAAGTTGAGCTGTTTTATAAACAATATGATTCAGTAGTCGCTTGTAGAGATCTTGATATTGATTATGAATCCTTTGATCGTCTTGAGTATATCTTAGAGCAATCGAAGGATGAACATACCAATTTTCAAAATGATATTAAGCATGATCCAGACCTGGTGAAAGCTTATTCATACGTACTATCCAAAGGATATGTATGGCATGAAACTTGATTCTCTCCCTCTGCTTCTTCGGAGGCAGACTGAGGGGTTCATCCCCCTTGTCCTTTAGCCCCTTATTAATTATGGCTTTTCAACCTAATTATTACCCTTGTAAAGATGCTGCCTTTGATCGTCTTGTTTATCACCCTGGTAAACGAGTACATATGGTCGAGTACCAAACAGAAATGATTGGTCTTAAAGGTGAGATCTTTTGGAAGACTGTAAATGAATGCTTATTTGATCCAGGTACATCTGTTAAAGATGCTTGGTCTGAAATGCATAGAATTTATGAGGCTAATTCCATGAGTGTCTGATCCTTTCACGGAGCCTGTTCGCAGGTTCCCTGCAGGGTTCACTCCCTGCTTGTTCTATACCTACTTGTTCTATGAACAAAGCTAACAAAGAGTTGAAACAATTAATTGTTGACAAGTTCAACGTTGATTTTACATCCAAAGAGTATCTCAATGGTGATAAGCAACTCTTTTATGCTCTTCTTACTCAATCAGAACATGATTACGATGGTAGTCAAGAGGAATGTGCTTCTCTTAAGACTGATATTGATAAGTTACGTACTTTCAATACCAATCAAATGAATCAACTTGATTCTTTAAAGGGAACACATGCCACTCAGATTAAGTGTCTTGAAGAGGTAAAGATAGGACAGAAACATACCATTGATGCTCTTGAGAAAGAGTTAGTCGAAGTTCGCTCTCGTTGTGACAAGCTTTTAGCTGATAACAAGGAAGCTGGATCTTTACTAGCTCTGAAACAAGAAGAGATTCAACTGGTTAAAGAAGTTGCTGCCGAATGGGAGCATCGTTCTAAATCTGTCCGTAAAATTCCTCTTCTAGGTTATGAGACTCTTAGCTACCAGAGCGATATCCTCCTTCGTTGGCAGGATCATATGGAGCACTGGAACGAACTAGTTTCCGACTTCCAGGATAAGTATTGTCCTGCTTTATCAGCTTTGACAAAGACTGTACTGGAATTTATTGACTCCTTCGTAAGGAGGGTTAAGAACGTGGAAATTAGCTGATTCTCTCCTGGAGTCATTCCCGAAAGGGTTGGCTCCCTGAGGGGTTCATCCTCTCTGCCTAATCGACTGGGATAGGCTCCAGCACAACAGGAGACTTCAATGTCTGCTTGTAACAACGGTTCATTAACTGGTCGTATCGTTAGCGATGTAACGACTAGATACCCTGAAAATTCACGTATTTCAGTAACTGAATTTCGTGTTATACCTGCTGATGCTCCTGAAGGATCTTCTGCTATACCTCTTACTTGTTATAACGGGTATGGTAAAAACCTTCAACAATGGAGAAACCAAGGTGATTTAGTTACCTTGACATACCATGTTGTCTATAAGACATGGAAAACAGAAGGAGGTGAATTCAGGAGTAGATATGAACTAGTAGTTGATAACTGCTTCTGTACTGCACTAGGTAAAATCAGTGTAGAAAAGAGAGCAGCAGAAAAGCTACAACAACCTGCTAAAGAAGTGGAAACTTCTAAAGAGGTTAAGACTATGACTAAATAGTCGAAACTCCCTTCGGGGAGTCGGTAGGAACTGACCCACCTACCCTGAAGAGACAGGTCATTATTCAATCTCTAATTCAACTTATGGTTTTCCCTCCAAAGGCTCGACCTGATACAGAATCAGACATTCTTCAACGTATTCCTAAAACTCAAACTTTCCGAGTTACAGAAGGATTTCATCATTGCCATCCAGATTCTTATGTAGCTAAAAATGCTATTTACATAGAACAGGCAAGCACTATTAAATCTCATCACGTTAGTAGTGGATGTATTAGTTTTGACAATCTAGATGCTGCTAAGAAATCTTTAAAGATTCTTCTTAAACAATTACAACGTCTAGAAAATCAAAGGACACATGCATTTATTATCACTGAAGATTGTAAACTTTACCTTAGTGATGATATATGTACACGTTAATTGATTCTCTCCCTCCCAGATTCCGAAAGGTTCTGGGACTGAGGGATTCACTCCCTCTATTCAATTGCAATTTATTAATGCAACACTTAAATCTTATAGAACTGATTGAAAGGGATCCAAATGTTCCTGAATCTCTTAAAGCTATTCTTCGTAGACGACAAGAAGAAGCTGATCAAGCTAAATGGGAATCCATGAAAGAAGATCAGCAGTATGACAAGTTCGTCAAACAACAAGAGGAATCTTCATGAAGCACTGGCTTGATCTATCCAAGGATAAACCTTGGGAGAAAGAGGAAGGACTTCAATTTGGTATTCCAAATAAGAAGAAGATTACTACTGATGACTACATGCAGAAAGGATGGAATGATTGTCCTCCAGGTGCTCATCCTTATGTTCGTGGCTCACGCCATAACAAAGTTGGCATGTGGATTATGTGGACTTATTACATCCTCATTATCTTCATGGTCATAAGACTAATCTTTCTATTAAATTAATTCTCTAATCTCAATTTATTATGGCTAAAGAACCTAAATTCAAAGTTGGTGATGCTGTCTTTAAAGTCAATCATCCAAGCTCAAAATACAGTAATCGTAGAGGAAAGATTTTGGGCTTTAAAAGGAAGAACCTTCAACCCTATTATGATGTTCTACTTGATGGTAGAGGAACTCCTGAAGAGATGGCTCAGAAATCTTTACGCTTAATACCCCGCACCCCTACGGAGACTATTACTACCAAATCTTAAATAACGTTAACAGCGTAGCTGGGCATTAGATGTATGAAACGAAGCATAGGTCTGTATGATTACATCTATGTAAGTCGCTGTGGTGCAAGACAGTCCCAGCTTTATACTCTTCCTTGATCAGCTAACTGTCTTATAGCAGCTGGATCTTGAGAGATAACTTCCATTATTTGCTGCTGCCCACCACTCATACCTAACTTACCTTTACTCTGCTGTAAGCGATTCCAATTGATTGCAGCTTGTAAAGCTTCTCTGGTATTTGGTGGAGCAGTAGTTTTTTGTTGTTTAGGTAATTTACCGCCAACGACATATGCTCTTCCAGGATCTCTCTGGAGGAGAGGACGACCTGTTGCATCCACTGGTGGTGCTACTGGTTTCTTTTTAAATACATTCAATATTGATTGAAAATTCATTATCTATTTCAATAAGTATTGTTCTATTCTATTCGTCCTAAATATGACGTTAAACTATTGATCAAACATGTGTATTTACTACATCCAATGGAGAAACAATCTTCAACCACAAAGAAGTTAACTAAAGCTTCTAAACGTAGAGCTACACAAAAGGATCCCACACTCAAACTGCACAAGAAAGGAGCTAGGAGATCTAGCTTCGCTCTATGGCAGAAAAGTCAACTCGAAAACTTATGAGCGATTATTTTAAAGAACCACTCCCACCTGGAGTAAAGAATCTAGATAATTATGAGATTGATTTCCCTGAACACAATCTTGATGATTATGTAATGCATTCTCCCAAATCAATGAAACATTCCGACACAAACTATGAAAAGGAAATCAAGGTCGATAACATTTTCATAGCTGCTGATAAGCATGACGAACAAATGAAAGCTTCTGAGTCTGACATCAAAGGAGCACAAATCAATGGCTACTTCGATCAAGAAGTACCAGATGAAATGCTACCTGATTGGATGAAAGATAAAGAAGAGATGTACGACACTAAACCAGAAGACTGGGCTGGTGTTGAATATCCAGAAGATCCATTGAAGAATTCAACTATGATGGAGGATTAAGAGGTGTATTAATGACACAATTGCGTCAACTAGAGGTAGTAATACCTACTTCTATCTATAGCAAATTGCAAATCGTTTCCCAATTTGATCAAATTCCAATCAGAGATATTGCATCACAAGCAATACAAGAGTGGATCACAGCAAATTATGGCAAACGTGTACCTGGAAATCCTTAATCATGACAAAATCTGACCTCTGGAAAGAAGACAACATTACTATTGTGATTGTCTTATTACTAGTAGGGTTCGATCTACTAAATAAAGAGTGGAAAGAACTACAAGAAAGCGGATTTAACTGGCGGATTGTTAAGAAAGGTAACAACCCCCAGACCCCCACTTGAATACAACCAAGAGGGGATTCATTAACACAACCCCGATCTATTCCTAATAACTAATGGAATCATTAACCCCAGAATCTACATGGAAAGAGTTATGTATTGCTATCTCAAAGCGACTCATGACTGTTTCACATGGCATACCCAAAGAAGTACTCAAGCTAGATCTTCCTGACTTAGAAGAATACATTAATGAAGGTATCAACCTTACTACACATGTATGGACTAAGAATGATCTTGATCTTGTACTAACTGAAACTTCAACTGATAAAGAAGATGAAGCTGCTGATTATCTATATGAACATGGAATTAATGCCACTGATTTAGATAGTAAACAAGTCTTGAAAAAAGCCACTGAACTTGGATGGGTAGCTTACCCAGATCCCACACCTCAATATCTCTACGAAGAAACTGGTGGAGAACCTCCACTTAGTGCAGACGAACGTACTGCAAAATCTAGAGAAGAAAAGATGTACGCAAAAGGCTAATGGAAGATATCCAATTCGCAGTAGGTGATCAAGTGCATGCTACAACTAGTGAAGGTGTAAGTCTTGTTAGTGGCGAAACTTACAAAATTGCTAAAATAGGTGTAGCACTAAATCAACCAGTTTATTGGATAACTGGTAAACCTACAGGTAGTGTTAAAACACTAGCCTTTAGACATCAACTAGAACTATGAATCTCTTTATTTGGATAACTATTAGTCTTATTTGCTATCTATTAATAAAGTTATTCATAGATAATTCACACCCAAATCATCCAGCATGATTGAACCAAATTGGGCCGAAAACGGTAATAAAGATAAAGGTCCATGGAGAATCAACGTCTATGAAATTAGGCGAGGCTATATTCCATGTAACTCACTTGAAGAATGTGACCGTATCTTTCTTGAAGTTACTGACGAAACTAATAAACTTCGTCATCAACATGTAGATCGGATTATCTATCGAGATACTGATCGTACATTTGGTCCCAGGGCGCAAGGTTATCCATAAAGTAGACGACGCTATGACTTCAACTAATTTAACCAAAGAAGATCTTAACTGCTTAATTGAATTAGTTGAAATGGAGCATCTAATCTCCTTATGTGAAAACAACCAAGACTACTGGTCCAAACTTCATCTCAAACTCAAATTCATTAAATCCAATGAAACAAAAGCAAAGAGAGAAAAGCTGGAAGCCAGCTACAGAATTCAAGCTGACTAAACTTACATCAGCCAGAGCTAAAAGCGATGCTGAATGGAGAACTATCTCTGATAAACACAAAGAGATTGGCAAGCAGCAAATACGTAAGCCCAGGTGGACTATTAAATGAATGAATACAATAGCCCACTCTGGCGACCCAAAACTCAACACACCTCAATGCCATGTCCAAAAGAAAACGCTCCGCTTTCAACTTTGATAAAACCATCTTTGGTATCAACGTCACAGAAAGAGGACCGCAATCAGCGTCCAAGTCGTTAAAACTTGGGCCGCTGCGTTTAACACTTAATGGTAGAAAATCTGGTCTTCGTGCATCTATTGCAATACCAGGTACTGGTCTATCCAAACGTAATATCAAAATCTTTTGATATTAGTAGTCCAATAATAATTATGACTTAAAACTATTTATTCATTCCAATTTAAAACAATCTAATGCAAGATCCAACTTTTGAAGTTGTCTCAATGACTCCCACCTGGGCAGAAAACATTTTGAGACAAAACAACAATAAGAATCGTAAGATTCGTAAGTCTAAATTAATGATGTACACTCGTTCTATTGAATCGGGTGAATGGAGAGTTACCAACCAAGGGATAGCTCTAGACCCACAAGGAAATTTACTTGATGGACAACATCGTTTAGCAGCAATAGTTAAAGCTAATCAAACAGTTCGTCTCCTTCTTGGAAAGAATTGTGATCCAGCTACTTTTGGACTTATTGATATTGGTGCAACTCGTACTGCGGGTGACATGCTTACTCTTTCAGGATGTACAGCAAATCACACTCAGTTAGCTGCAGCAATGAAAATGTATATTAATTATACAGAAATTCCAAAAGCAAAATGGGGTACAGTCAATGCTCCTAGTCATTCAAAAATCGTTAGATATTGGAATAATAAACAAAGCACAATTGAGACATATTATCCATTTATATCTAAATGCCATAAGAAATTTGGCTGCTTTAGTAAGAGCGCAGCTCTAACTTTTGCACTAATAGCAGACGATTATGAATGGCGTGTAGATGAAGTAATGGAATACTATACTCTCTTAGCTACTGGTGCAAACTTACCTGCAGATTCTTCAATTCTTTCTTTTAGAAATCAATTAAGTAATCCTGCATTTAGGAAAAGAGGTAGCCATGTTTCTCAACAGCAATTGAATTCACAAATCAAATGCTTTAATGATTGGAAAAGAGGTAAATCAGTTAAGAAGTTTATGTCTCCTAATACTCCTCCAATGCTAGAAATTGTCCCAAGAGATGACATCATCGGAACAAACATTCTAGAAATTATCAGAAAGGATAATTAATGAGTAGAGATGAAACGACTAAGTTTACAAGATCTTAGCCATCTAATAGATATTGGTAGACTATCAAGTCTTACTGGATATTGTTACAAATGTAAAAAGATCTTGTATCCAACTAGAGAAGAAGCTAGTGCTGTTGCATCTTCTATTGCATTAAAAGGTAAAGGTAAATCCCGACCCTATCAATGTAATAAGACTGATGGATGGCACTTAACTTCTTTAGTAAAATCTAAACATGGTCCTAAGTAAGACCTAAAACTGCTTAGTAAACCTAATTCAATTTAATCTCATGACTGATTATGAACTCAGACGCACTATTACTGCGTTAGAAAAATTTGGAGGTGGATTCTTCCAATCTCTTATACCCTCTTTGAAAAAAGCTGATCCTATTAATAAAGAAATATTAGTAGAAGCATTTCAAAAGATGGAAGGCTCTAATAAATATCTACCAGGAGGAACACATTATGACGGAGTAACTCCTGAGTTTGGTCCATCTGATTTAGATATGTTGCATAAACATACGATGCAATACTTTGGATTAAATAAATGAATATTATACGTGCCTTTATGGAATCATCTTCTATTATTGGAATCCTATTCTTATTCAACTACTACTTAGGAGTGAACTAATGTTTGAAGATGGTACTGAACGCATAATGGTATTTAATCAAAATCAATTCAACATATTAACTAATGTTGTTTCTGATCATTTAAATACTCTTGAAATAGGAAATGAGCGTAATCAACTTATTGCTTTGAATGCTCAACTTCAAAAACAATGGGATGCTGATTACTACAAACAAATGTTATCTAAGTATCCACAGGAGGAATCTAATGAGTCATCCAGGGAATAGTTCCACTAAAGAACGTCTCTATGAAGAAGCATTAGAACAACTTGAAGCTGAACATCCTGAAGTGAAACCTTCTGAGATAGAAGAACATTTTGGATCTGAAGCAGCTGAAAGAGCAGAAGATGCTTTTTATTGGACAGAAGAAGGCCATCCTTCTTTAAGTGCAGCTGAAAGGAATCGCTAATGTCAACTCATAATCCAGTAGATATTGGTGATCTATGTATAGATTGCTATGCCAAAGGTATCCATAAAGATACTTTTAAAGAAGGTTTCGTTAATCGAATACCTGCTGAAACAGATAAATACTCTGGTTATATGTGTGGTCCTTGTGCTGAAGAAGCTTCTGAATACATTGATAAAATGCATGCAGAAGAAGATTTATTCACAATACTTAAAGACGCATTAAACAGAGCTACAGATTCTATATTGACTCATCCATGTAATGTAGATCAAATAGAAAATGTCTGTAGAATATATGGCTACGAATCTTTAATTAAAGATTAATGATGAAACTAAGTGTCTATCAATCAAGTGATATCTATCCTAATAAAGCTGGTGTTCAACCAGTTATTCAAGGATATCTAACTGAATTCAAACCTTGGTACTTTGATGGACATACGGTCTGGTGGGGGTCTAATTACCCCCTCAGATCTGATGCTGAAAAGGCTGCATTAAAACTTCAACAACAACTCAAACGCAATGACAACAGCAACTCGCTCAAAACCAAGAGCAAAAGCCAAGAGTAATAAACCTACTCCAGAAGAAAAATTAGTTGCAGAACTAATTACTCTTATGGAATCAGGTAAACACCCTTGGAGAAAAGAATGGGATTGTACTAATGGAGGTAATCAACAAAACATCCTTAGTCATCACATTTATACAGGACAAAATCCTGCACTATTAGCTTTCTATCAAATAGCTAGAGGTTATCCTTTACCTCTATGGGCAGGAGCTGGACAGATAAAAAGTAAAGGCTGGAGAATCCGTAAAGGATCTAAGGCTTGCTATATCTGTGTCCCAAGTCGATACCAAATTGAGGTTGAAAATACCTTTGGTGAAAAAATTAAAGAATCTAGAACTGGTGGATTTTATTTCTCTCCAATCTTTAATGTTAAAGATGTAGAAGGAGAAGATAAAGATGAAATTATAGCTAGACATCAAGGAGAAGCTGAACAACCAAGACCTGAGCCAGAACGTATGGAAAACTGCGAAAAGGTATTTGCTGAATACCATCGTAGAGAAACGTTAGAAACCCAATGGGCTGGTGAAAGGGCTTGCTATTCTCCCTCTCTAGACATAGTTACAATGCCTGAACGTAAGAAGTTCCATTCTGCTCATGCTTTGTATTCCACCTGGGCGCATGAATTGGCTCATTCAACTGGGCATTCCAAGCGTCTAAAGCGTGATATGTCAGGGATGTTTGGCTTAGATACCTATGCTAAAGAAGAATTAGTTGCTGAATTAAGTGCATTTTTAATTGCAGATGAATTACAAATTAATTCAGATGTAAGTAATCATGCCAACTATTTACAGTCATGGATTAAATGCTTACGCAAAAAGCCATCTATTCTTAAAGACTCCTTGAAAGAAGCTAATCGTGCAAGGAATTATATCCTTCATCCAAAGGAGAAGAAAGTATGAGTAATGAATTACCGCTTGGATGCTTACAAACATTCAAAAATCTTGATGAATTAAATTCCTACATTCTTGATCGAGTTAACCATGAAACTGACATCATTATGGAAAGTGAATGGTTTGATGAAATAGTACAAAGAAAAGTAAAAGCAGCTATTAAAGGAATGACTTTAATACCTGTTGAAGTAGATCATGGTAAATCTACTGAACTACATCTTTATGCTTTAAAAGATCCTAATGAATAATCTTTTAATACAAAGATTTATCTTATGTCTTTTAAATGCTTTCGTACAATTCTGTACAATCATCACAGCTATCTGTGACTTATTTAAATCAATTCCAAACAAATTCAAAAAGGAGGAAACTTAATGCCAATGACTAAACAAAAAGCCTTTTACAAATGGCTTGAAGAATGTCCAGTTGATTTTGATTTTCAAATGCAATTTGAAAGTCAACAAACTAACTGCACTGATGAATTATATACCTTTAGAGGTATTCCAAATGTTGAATCAGTTAAGGAGAAAAGTTAATGGAAAAAGTAACTATTGAGTTAACTCTTCCACAACTTTATCGCTTTAGCCAATTGGCTGATAAAGAAATTAAAGCTTCTAATCGTACTAATAACTATGCATATCAAGCAGAAAGTTATGAATTGAAATCAACTATTCTTTATGCATTACATAATGCAAATAAAGATTAACATTGCATCCATTTCTCTCCAGGCATCCTAGTGTATAAGACCTGGTGTGCAAACTATGCACTCTTTTAACCAAACCCTAATCCAATTCTTAACGACAATGCAAATTGTAAAGGCATTTAAATCGTTAGTTCCTTCTGTTGAATTAACGAATGATGAGAATAGAACTTCTCATTT